CCGATCCATATCTGTTTGTTTATTGGGTCAAATTTGTCGTTCAGCACATATTCCAGATATGCCACCTGCCCGGTCTGATACTTGAGATTATACCAGCTTTCAATCTCCCATGCCTTATATCTGTTGTATAAATCCACGACAGGAGAAATCAAGCTTTTCACCCAAGCTATCATCCTTGTCCGGCGCAGCCTCGGTGGCAGCAGCCATGTTATAAGCAGGTTATAGTTTATGTTAGTTACATCCGTCATGGTGTCCAGATTTGATAGGTGATCACTAAGTCTGCCGGGTTGAGAATGCGTAAGTACCCCGCGTCAGGCACTACGCCTTCCGGCGGTATGTTGCTGTATGCCAACACGCCGTACTGGCTCTGTGCACTGGTAAGGCTTGCCACCTTCACTCCTTCAGTTGATTCAATCGCATCCATCAGGTATTGTGGCACAAGCCGACCGTTAAAGTCCATCGCCTTTATGAAATTGTCAATAGCGCTCATCACAGGCGTATCATTCGTTCCATCCAGTCGTTTACCCTGAGAGTTGAGCACAAGCGGGTCATAAAATATGGTCATTGCCAGCTTTAGGCTGTCGGGGTTATTGTTCTTGAAGAACAAGTTATCACCAGCAGCCCCCACGCGAAACATATACTGCTGAAACGCTGCGAATTCAGGCGCACCAATAGGAGCAAGATTACCGCCTGTTAGTCCGGCAACTTTTACCATCAACCCTCCGGGTGTCTTGGTGCAGGAACAGAACTTTACCACCTTCTGAGCGTCCACTTGCGCATCCGTCAACCCGGAATTATCATATTCCACCTCTCCCCAGGGTAATGCACTTCCAAACTGGAACTTTTTCCCATAATCAGAATACCAGGTGAATGAATGGATTTTTGTGTCTTTGATGTATTTGTTTTGGGCAGCAACCGTGATGTCATGGAGGTTTTCCAAAGTCCAGATGCAAACAGCAATGATATATGCCCACAGCCTCCAGATAGCTACTTTGCTATTGCTGGTAAGCGTTGCAGCCAATGTGGCATCAGCGTTTTTTGCTGCTATTATCTGTGTCAATATTTGTTCTATCGTCCTTGCCATTGTTTTAAGGTGTGTTCGGCGATACAGTGAAGTAGGTGCCGATGATATAATAACCAATTCCTTTTTTTACGCTGCTTGCCGTGGCTGGTTTTATCGGGCTTTTTCTTATGTAGTCCATTACATTACCATTTATCCCCGCCAATCCTTCCGCTTTCAGCATCACTCCGGGTTTGATCTTCTCGGTAATCGAAATGTCGTTTTGCATAGCCAGAGAAAAAACAGCCGCAACACTGCCGCCCTCCTGTATAGCTATGTCTAAAAGATTTTGCTGATTACCGACTATGACCATTCTTAGTTCGTTTTCAATCTCTGGTTTACCAATTCTTTGATTTCTTCATAGTTTTTCCCGTCTCTTGCGAGGTGCAGCTTTACACGGCTTTGGAACTCTACCAGATTTACCCTGCTGTTGATAAGCTGCATCAGGTTTGGCCCCAACAAAGGATCTTCTTTCAGCTCTCCCTGGCTCATGCCCACTATCAGATCAACTTCCTGTATCAGGCTATTGTCTGTGCTAAAATCCCCATCTGAAAATGACAGATCATAAGCAGTATTCAACGCTATGTCCAGTTCCTGTTTCATTTACTGAATGGTGTGAGTTATTTGACCTGTTACCGGACCGCCTCCGCTCGGAGCTACAAGACCCGTTTGATAAACTACTTCTGCGCCTTTCACGAATGCATCAATTGCATCAGACAGCCTTTGAGCAAATTCATCCTTTGCATCTCCCGTCCTGGTTTCCATGTCGGTCAAAATGCTTTTTATGTCGGCTTTTAAACTTGCTTTATCGAGCATTTCAGTTAGGTTAAAAGTTGTTTAAACGATGTTTCAAGTTGATTAACGCTTGCCATTGTTGGCGGCAACAATCCTGTAGTTGGTCCCGCTGGCGTTGTTAATCCGAATTGCTTTAGCAAATCCACAAGCTGCTGAAATAAATCTGTCATTGAAACACCTCCACGCTTGATCAGGAATCCGCTGGCATCCATTTTCAATTCACACTGCCCGAATTTTATTTCCGCTTCTTCAACTTCCTCCGCTTCTATCAGGAATGTTGCGGCATCCTGATTTTCTATCATGCCGATCAAACAGCTTGTGTCTGACTTAGGCTTGATGTAAACGGCACCAATACCGAGCAGCACATCATAATATTCAAGCTCGTCATCTATGCCGACAGCTACCATAGTCTTTTTCCCCCAGTCCACACTCTTTACCGTCACCCATGCCGTCTGCACCTTCACATGCTTCTTCGACATTTCGGCAAGTGTCCTGCTCAGTTGCTGTATGTTATTCCCTTTATCTGCCATTACACTTTGCCGCCAATGTTTATTTTCTGTCGGTATCCGTCCCTGCTAAATTTCCTTGTCACCCCATCTACATAAAAAGTCCCGTTTCTGTCTTCGTATATGTCGCTGGTCAAATCCACTTTCCATCCGTGGTGCACGCGTGGTGTACCAAATGCGGTAATACTGCCTTCCATCTTGTCCCGCCATGCTTTGTCATAATCAGCTTTCACTTTCTTTTCCAGTTCAGCTTTGGTGGTGATGTTGTGATATTTCAGGTTCATCACATCACCGCCTTTTTCCCCGAAATCAAATTTTAACCGCTTCCCATTTACCAAAATGCTGGTTGCGTTTATCTTTAAAATCACCTCCTCTTTGCTGCGATAGCTCAGATTGTTTTCTGCTATGTTCCTTTCAAGATGGAAGTTTACAGATGGCATCCCGGTATTGTCGGAGTAGATTTTACCGCATACAAGTACCGCAGGGTTGGTGGCTGGTTGCATGTAGGAAGAAAAGTTCCAGTCCTGCTTCAGTTTATCAAGCACGGCAGCTACGGTTGTTTCTTTCAGCCTTACGCTGCCGAGCTTCACCTCATCTGCATCCACCTTTACCGCTCCCTTCACTATATCTTCCAGCAGCTTTTTAAGCGTTACGTTCGGGTTGCTGTAATTCACCGGTATCTGCTTCAGCTTCCACATCTCATCTTCACAGCGAATGATGATGGGGATGCCTGCACTTACCTGAACTATGTAACCTCTGAATTCTTCAAAGAACTTTTCATTATATCCGAGTTCAATCGTTACCGGATCGCCTCGTCTGAATACATCTTTTACCTTTCTCTTATCAAAGTCCTTCACATTGCGTGGCAGCGTTATCTCTGCTCTGTCCGTCAGCTCCTTCCAACTACTTTCAATGCTCACTTCAATAATTTTCCTAATCACTAAATCCTGTCTGTCTCTCACCGAAGGAAAAGTGATACGTGCGGTCATTACCATCATGACATAAGCTCTATTGGTATGTCACTAATCGCATCCATTTCAAAGGGTATCACCCATGGCTTGCCTTCCAGTTGGCGGAAGCTGAGGTTTTCGATAACGATGCTGTGAATACCCAGCACCGAAAAAAGATAACCCTCCACTTTAATCCCTTCGATGACCTGCGCGTATTCGTGCAACCCCTGCTTCTGCTGTGCTGCGCTCCTTACGCTGCCATCACCAAAACGATAATCATCGAGGCAAAGCCCGCGTATTCTTATTTTCCAATCGTCCAGCCCAAATAGCTCTTTCACTGTGCCGTTACCTCCTAAAGGCTGGCTCTTGGCTATTACCTTCTCTCTCGAAAAATCCACAAGCGTCACGGCAGGCATGGGAAAGTCTGCTATCTGCCTTTTATCAATTTTCCCGCTCTCGTCCACATGAAAGAAAAGTACCTCGCCTCCACCTTTCAAAGTCCAGGGAAACATTACCTCCGTTCCCAGCCAACTACTTTTGGTTTCCGTTATTGGGTTATTGTCCACTTTCGCCTCCGGCTTATAGCTATTAATACCCACCCATTCTTCCACCTGCCGCGCACTCGGTGGTGCAGGCAATTGAAAGCCTATGCCCGGACGCTGTGCAAATGCCAGGTGAAATAAAGCTCCTATGTCGTACCTGTCGTTCATTTTTACAATTGCAATGCCGCGTCCCTCAAACGGTCATTCACATGTCCTGCAAGCTCGTCGGCTATTTTCGCCACATCGAGCTTACTGCTTATGTTATTGAAGTAATTTTTAAAATCCATATTCAGCGTGATGATCTTGCTGCCGCCATGCCCACCCACACTCAATCCGTCAGCATCACCTTTTCCTTTGGGCGGCTTTATATCACCGTCCATATTATTGCCCTCGTTCTGACGAGCGTAAGCATCCGGGCTTAGTTCTTTTTTCTTCTTTTCCTCTTCCTTCTCTGCGCGGAAATCTGCAATACCTTTTTGCTTGTCACGCTTATAGGCATCCCCCACACCATCGAATAAATGAGTGCTTGCGGCTATTGTTCTCGCCGCCATGCTGATTGGGTTCAGCTTCAGAAATGCTTTTGCTGCACCCATCCAGTCCCCCTTTTGGATGGCTGCTATCACCTCGGCTATCGGAGAGAATACATCCTTAAACAGATTGCCGATATTGGTAAATATCTGCTTGATGCTTCCCCATAAACCGTAAAGGAAGCCCCTGAATCCTTCAAACTTTTTCCAGGCATAAATTATCCTGCCCACTACAGCCGCGATGGCTAATACTATCCATACACCCGGAAATGAATAAGTAGCAATGTTTAGCTTCCATTGCATGAGTGTCTGCGCCCAGGTTACTTTGCGCAGCGTGTCCATGATCATAATGGTACTCGCTATGCCCGTAGCCATCGTAGCGAAGGTTTGAAAATATTGAGTGAAGCCTCCGAAGGTGGTGGCAAACCATGTTTCTATATCCGCCAGCCAACTTTTAATGCCTTCATTTGCCTGCTGCACTTCCGGCAGCTTTTCAAAATCAAGGTCCACGCTGCCCAGCCCTTTTATAAACTCATTGCCCGCATCTTCACCTGCCGCCTTGAATATCGTTTTCATTACCTGCTGTCTTGCCTGTGTGCTCGCGCCTTCCATTTGCCTGGCTATAAGCTGCACGGCTTCAAAGCTGCTCTTACCCACAAAGTCTTTAGGGGAAAGCTTTATGCCTTTCAATGCGGTGATCTGGCTTGAGTTCATCTCTTTGAGTGAAAGATTCGCCTCTTTGATACTATCCAAAGCCTTATCGCTGAAAACGCCGCTCTTGCCAGCCTGCACCATCAAGCTCATTGTTTCTGCTGCGCTCAATCCTGCCGCCCGCATTTGCGGACCGTACTCCCTCAATTGTTGCAGCATGTCGTCGTTTAGGTTCGCACCTTTTTTAAACCCCTTCTCAATGAGGTTGAAGGCATCATTAAACGAGATGCCCATTTGCTTGCTCACGGCATTAGCCGCTTGTGCTATCTCGCGGTCATCTTCATTAAACACCTTTCCAAGCCTATGCGCTCTGCGTGTCAGTTCCTCCAGTTCATCACCGGTTGCACTGCTGAATCTTTGAATATCTGTTTGCAAATCCTGAATGGCGGGGGCAAAATCAAGCATCTGTACTACGCGGTCTGCAAGCTGCTGCATCTGATTAAATGCAGTGATAGTACCCTCCCAGCGCGAGGCTCTTACTTTAAACTTATCCAGGTCATCAGTAAGGTCTTTCATGTCCTTATCTGCGCCCTTCAGTGCCCCTCGCAGTTCTTCCAGTCCTTTCTTTGCCCTGTTCAGTTCGCGCACGGCTTTTGCCTGTACTGTGCCGGGTGCTGTTTTGGCGGATATTTTTTCAAGCTCAGCTACCTTTTTTTCGGTATCCTTTATCTGCTTGCTGAGGTCTTTGTAGTATTGCTTGGCTTTGCCCAGTGCATCTTTGGTGGCTTTCTCGCTCAGCTTCACGGCTCCGCTCATATCATCCACAGCATCCTTTCCGCCGGTGATCGCTTTGGTAATTGCTTTCATCGGGGCAGTGATCAGGTCCGCCAGCTTCAGTATCCATGTGGTTTGCGTATCTGCCATTGTCGTATATTTGTGCCATGTCGGTACTTTCCTTCATAGCTACATTAATCATCGGCGCCTTCTTTATTTACTTTATGGCGCTCTGCGTGCTCTACGCCGTTGGAGGGATACTTCATTTTCTGCGCACGCTCTGGAAAGACTTTTGCAGTATTATTCTGTCTTTCCGTAGATAGCTTTTGCAAGCTCGTAAAGCACCTCCCGAAGGTTATTCTTCAGCACTTCACCCTCTACATACTGCACGTATTGATATTCCCCCACCAGCTTTGCCCACTCTTCATCGCTTAGTTTATCCGGGTCGCAGCCATAAGTCTTTCTTATCACTGCGTTCCATTTCTTTACCGCGCCGCCATCATCGTCCTCCGGGTCAAGATGCCTGGCGGCTAAAGCTTTTTTACGGAGGCGCGTTTTCTGGTCACGAGCCTTTCAAGCTGTTCCAGTAAGGCTGTATATACGCTGCCGTCGTTCTCCATCAAATCCATGTCGCCACCCAGCACACAATTAGCAATAAGCACTTTGTTCGCTTCCGCTACTTGTTTCTTTACACCATACTCACCGATGGCATCCATAACACTCCTATTAGGTCTGCGGGCTATAAAGCTTGCCGTTTTGCCCTCTTCAAGTTCCACGTCTATCTGCTGGAGCTCTCCGTACTTCAGTTTCCAGTCCTGAATCATTTCAGGAGTAATGTCGCTATAACTTCTTGGTTGCATTTTTATTCAGTTTAAAATGATGTTTAAATGTTTTTAAGTCGCGTGGCTATACGCCCCACTCAATATGGCTTACCAGTCCTTCAAACTTGAAGGCGATGGTTCCGTCTCCCTGCTTTACGGGGATGCCTCTGTTTTTGAATTCGAAATTCCTGATCCTGTCCTTGCTGAGCACTCCGCCCCCCTGCTCATACTCGCACGTGATGTCAAACGGTGGAATATCCTGAAAGCGACTTCCCGGGGGCAATGATTTTTGAATCGCGTCCATTTCTTCCTTATACAGCGTAATTGCGCATTTTGCCTCATAATTTCCCTCGCCTCTACCAACAGGATATTTCCCGCCTCCATACGCGTTTTCTTTGGACACACTGTCATCATACTCTATTTCCGTAAAACCTTCCACCTCGCGTCCCATTATCTCCACAGTCAGGGCGTTCCATCCCTGCATCCTTCCGAACTTATTAATGATTGTTGCCTTTGGCATATTAACGATTTTAGATTTTGAATTTTGAATTTTGAATTACAGTTTGTTGGTCAGTCCTAAGTCCACGCTGAATTCATGCACGATACCATCTGCAACCACCGATGCTTTTACAACCAGCGGAGTATTTTCGCTTGGATTTTGCTTCGGGTCTATGTAGCAGCTTTTGCCGCTGATCTCGTCTGCTGCTTCCATGCGCTCCAATGCTTTCAGCACAAGTCCTTCCCAGCGTGATGTGGTGGTGGTGCGGATATATCCGGTTGCAGAATCTTTCTTCACTTTGCCTTTCACTTCCGGCAGCAGCGTTTCGCGGATCAGCCTTGCAGCTTTATTCCACACACGGGTATTTTCCATGTAAGCATAATCGCTTGCAGCCTCTACGCAGGCAGGCGAGCTATTGAGGAAGATCCCGCCATACCCTTCATAATGCCCGGCAAACACATAGCCTTTTGCAGTAAGCGATTTCTTTTCCGCCTGGCTCAAAGCAGTTTCCTTTGTTCCATCGCTCAGGGTTGCAGATTGCCACAGGCTTCCTTCGCTCAGTGGATAATCTTTATTCCCTTTTTTAATGGAAGGCTTATTGCTGATGTTCACACTGCCCCAATTTTCATTTACCTGACGGGCAGCAGCCATACCGAGCACGGCTCCTACATCCGCATATTTTGCATAAGCGGCATCCAGCGCAGCTATGTAAGGGTCTTGCGCAATGCTCACCATCACGTTGGGAGCTACCTTAGTGCGCAGGTCATTATACGTTGCAACAGTGATGGCAACAGCCTCGCCATTGCCTTGCAGCAACACGAAGTCTATTAAACGATGTTCTGCGGCAAAATCATCAATCACCGCCTGAATGTCTTCCACCATTGCAGCCAGCGATTGAACCGTGGTTGCAGTGCCGCCTATCGCTATGCCTTTTACCTTTGGCATGTTGCGAATTGCCTCCTGAAATGCGGCAAGCTCCATAACCTGCTTTGGAGTCAGGTTATCGGCAACAGGTACGAGATGAAGGACTGCATCCGGTGCCAGTCTGAAAAATTCGCTGATAGCATGATGCACCAGATAACCATTGTTTGCATCGAAAGCGGCATTAAAACCTGCATCCTCTGCATTCTTCAGCGTGAACAGCTCAATAGGTTCATTATGCGAAGCTCCCGCCGGAAGATCGGCAGCAGATATGGCATACGCCAGAGCCATTACATTATCATCGGTAGGATTGGTGCGACCAAGACCGCCATTCAGTTTATTAATTTTTACTCCTTCGAAACTCATTTCAGGAAGTTTTTATAAGCGTGATTGAATTATTTTTTTGCTTTTGCAGTTTTTTTAGGGGCTGGGGTTGTTTTTGGTTGAGCAGCTTTTTTAGGTGCGGCTTTTACCGTTGCTTCTGCCGGAATGGTTACGTCTTCACCAGCATTCACGCCCTGGTCTTTCAGATCAGGATTGTTTTGCAAATCTTCTTCAGTGATCGTATGCTGCGTGCCTTCTCCCTCACCCACTAATTCGTCAATGCGTGCCTGGATAACAGATACCGCATTTACATCATTGGAGCCGCCTACTTCTTCAAGCAGCATATCATGCAATTCATTCAGATCGGCAATAGCGTTCACGTTCCCCTGAAGCGCATTAAGAGCAGCAATCGAGTAAGCTTCTAAAGGTGTGTCCCCGTCTGCCTCCATTGTATAAATATTCCTGCCCTTCGCATGAAGGAAGGCACGGTTATACAAAAGGAAAAACTGACCGTCACTGGTGGCGTAGAGCTTACGCACGCCAAGTCTTTTGAAGTGTTCTTTTGATAGCTCAATAAGTTCTTGCTGGCTGTATATTGATTTCATAAACGTGTTTTTTAAGAAATGTTTTCTATTCCATAGCGATAAAGTGCGGCTTCCGCCTTGCGGCGTTTGGTAAGCCCTGGCAAAACCTGCCCTTTGGACTTATTCCATCTCATGAATTCCGCCTCTATTTCTTCGAGCGGGGCATTCATATTTACTTTCCTAAGCAGGGTAGATTTTTCCAGATTGCCAACGCCCACGTTATAACAGAAGCTAACCAGCGCATCAAACTCATGTTGATGAATATGCCGCTTAACCATTTGATCAACGCTTATAGCAAACTTCTCCACCACATACTTGACCATTGAATCCGCGCGTCCTTTTGTTATCGTGTCGCCTTTCTTAACAGGTCTGCCGTTTTCAAAAAAGGTATTTCCATATCCGATAGTCCAAATACCTGCACTGCATTGATATGCTTGCATCTTGCAGCCTTCGAAGTGTTTTATAAGGGCATAGCATTTTTCAGATGGCTTCATAAAAATCTTTTAATGATGAGTATTACAATTGCAACAACGCCTCCGATTATCAAAACCCACTTCAAATAGAACATCAGATCATACACCTTCACAGTTTCTTTATGGGTGTTTGAAGTCTCGTTTTTGCTGAAATAAGCATCTTTCCAATAGCTGACACTATCGCGTATCTCCGTAACCGTACTGTCAAGGCTTCGGATCACCAGCGCAAAGCTGTCTGCCTTGCATTGCATGTTCACGCTGCCGTCAGGATGAACGGTAACCTTCATGCTGATGCCTGCGCTGTCCTTTACGAATGTGCGTGGCACTGCTTTACCTTCTTTGGTATAAACAGGCTGCAAGTCTTCAGGAGTAAAATCGTGAGTAACGGTCTTTTTCGGTATTCCTATGGTAGAATCCTTCTTTTGGGTAAATGTATTGGTACTCGTCCCGGAAGAAGTATTCAAACTGTCCCGGCGCGAAGTCACTTCCTGTTTCGCCGTATTGCTGCTCTCTGTCTTTTTTACGGGAGCGCAGGCAGACAGAAGCAGGATCAGAATTAGTATGTTGAAACTCCAATTCATTAGCGTTTTTTAATGTTCTTCCAGAATATGAATGCCTGGTTGCAGGCGTAGAGCAGCCCACCGGCTATGGTTATAAGTCCTATAATGCTGCTCATCGTTATGTTGGTTAAAATCCACCCTGTAAACAAGCTTGCAAGATATACACCATCTCCCAACGTATTGCCACTCTGCATTTGTTTCATTTTTTGCTGTGTGTTATCCTGAGATTTAGAGGGTTTTTTAAAGGAGAGCTACACGACCATAGCCCTCCTGTTTACCCATCATGAAAAACAGCTTCTTTATCGTACTTCGTCAGGTCTTCGCATGTAAGTGAAGGACAGCACACTTCGTTGGGTACTGGATGGCGTGATATACCTGATCCGGTAACTATAATAACTTGTGGATGTAAGAAGCCACACTTTGAAATTCGTGGTTTGATTCGCCAGCGTCAGCGTATCCGTGTTTACATCCACCCAGTTCGTTCCGTCAATAGTGCCTTGCAGAATCACATAACTCGCTGTATTGATCGTTCCGCTCACCTTCGTAACCGTAGCCTGCAAGGCTACGATGTTGCTGGGCACAGCATTGAACGTTATTACAACCGTGTCCTGGTTGATACAGGTGTCGGGAGCCTGCCTCGTGAATCGTTCGGGCACGGCAGCCTGACATGACAAAGCGAAGCACAGGCCGCTTACTATTGCTAAAAAGATTGTTTTCTTCATTTCGTTTGAAAAATTTGGATTAGAAAAAATATTTGGATTTTGATCCCCCTCTCCCGTGAGAGAGGGGGTTAGAACTGATGCTTACTCAACTACCGGGCTTACGATTGCGCCGAATCCTTCATCTTGCAAGCCTACGCAGATGGCGTACAAACGGAAACCGATTGTATTCTCACGCATTGTAGGATTGAGTTCAGCAGGAAGCGCATAACGCTTGATAGAACCTGTAGCTTTGCACGCGCTGCTCTTATGGAAGAACACGGAAGCTGTACGACCGTCCACACTCTCAAACGCTTTCTTAGTCCACACGCCGTTTACTTTCTCGTACTTGGGCACATTGGGAGAAACCCAAAGATTAAAGCCTACGTGGAACTGCGGTTTAGTCCCCTGCATCCACTCGCCGCCCCACGCACGCTGGCGGGTAGCATCTTCGAGCATCAGATCGGCTGCGTGCTCATAGCTCAGAGTTAGGTTGCGTCCCAAAAGCTGGCTTAACGGTCCCTGCAATTCCCAAAACTTGATAAGATCGGGTGTGGTCATACGCCTGCGACCTGTTACAGGATCAGGATCACCTGTACATTCAATGATCGGCGTTTTATTAGTGTCTGACGGAGCAGAGATACTGAACAAGCCGTGCTGCGCCGTCTTATCTTCCAGCGTTTCGCGGTGTTGCATCTGCACATCGCTTGTCTTTTCGTAGGGCAGGGCATACAGCTCATCGTCTGTTACGATAGTGTTTTCTGTTTCATACTTATTCAGAGAAACAGCGATAAAGTCATCATCACGCCTGTTGCTGGCAATCGGGTAAATGTTGTTATTGATCAACACAAGCGGAGCGGTGCCCTGGCGAGGTATCTTGATAACATCATTGTTTACCCATTCGTTTTTCGCCTTTAACTCACCCATCCATGAGTTTTCGTGGCGGAATTTTTTGAGAAGCTCCCTTTCGGCAAGTTCGTTTTGGAGTTGTGCCATTATTTTTCTTTTAAAAAGTTTTTAAATACGGTTTACAAACAGATTTTTATTTAACCTTCTTACCGAAGTAAGCAGCTTCCAGTTTTGCGGCGTGTTCAGGTTCGTCCTCTTTCATCTTCGCATAGGCATCCGGGTCTTTGTCGAGGTAATCGTCCAGCGTCCAGTTTTCGCGTCCTGCTTCAACACTGCCTCCGGCACTTTTACGATCAAGAGATGCGGACAGCTTAGGAGTGGCAGTTCTTTTCTCAAGCAACGCCTTTGTACCGTCATAATCCACAGCCGCAAGTTTCACGATGCTCTCACGCTCATCAGCAGAGGCGATCTTGTCAACGATTGCCTTATCCGCGAGGGCTTCGGCTTTTACCTTAGCAGACTTTTCTGCATTTGCCTGAAGATTTGCAGCACTTTCTGCATCCTGCTTATTTGCTTTTACGGCAGATTCAATTTGCTCGTCTGTAGCATCAGCAGGCAGACCGAGCATTGCGATCAGTTTTAAACGATCCATTTGCTTGGAGTTTTTATTTTGAATAATTGGTTTTGGTATGTGAGGAGCGGCACATGCGGTAAGCAATGCCACATCTTCTTCAGTTATCGCTTCCGCGTCGGTTTCAATGGCATCTACAAAGCCCTGCTCCTTCGCCTCCTGGGCAGTCATCCAGTAATCACCTTTTGCCCATAACGCTTCTATTTCTTCAGGGGTTTTGCCTGTCTTGGCGGCATAGGCATTTTTATAATCTTCGGTGATGTTCTTGAGCAGCTTCAGGTCTGATTCCACTTCGTCAATAGTTCCGGATGTGTACAGGCGGGGACGATGCACCATTACCTGGCTGTTTGATTTTACCGTGGTGGGAAACTTGGCGCAGAGATAAGTAACGGCTGAAGCTGCCACAGCCCCAACCAGAATGCTAACTGTTTCTATTCTCGTAAGCTCATTGGCAATCTCTGTAGCTTCAAACACATCACCTCCGCGACTGTTTATATACACCTCGCATTCTTTTACTCCGTGTGCCAGCAGGCGGTCAACCTCCTGACGCACATTATAGCTGCTTGCCGAGGTATATTCTTCTACATAGCTCACAATGCGTATGTAACCTTTCCCGGCTTTGAACTCCGCTGTTATTCTGTTTTTGTTTTTGCCTTTTACGACTGCCATTCCGATGTAAAAATGAAACGCCGAAAACAGTAAAAAAAACCGGAATCACTTTTCAGTAAGCCGTTTCAACTGATTCAGTTTTATACAATTACTAAATCGTACTTGCTTTTTTCATGCGCATATATTGGTGTGCATCTTTGTGTTATGGCTAAAGTCAATGAGAAGAAAACCGCACGTTTTATGTTCGTGGAACAGGGCAAAGACGGGAAAGAAATTGCTGCGCTGCTGGGGGTTTCTGAGAACACCATTTCAAAATGGGTGAACTCAGGCGGTTGGAAGGAAGAAAGAAGCGCACGTCTCAACGATTTTGACAATGGCGTTAAGAACATCAAACAGGTTCTCGAAAATCTTTCTGAACAAACCCTGCAACTACAGCAGGCGCGAAAGAAAGCGATAGAGAATGATGACAAAGCTGAAGTAGCGGGATTAGATGTGCAGGCTGTTGCAATCAGCCAGCAGGTCGCCATGTACAATAAAACGCTGGCTTCCTTTCAAAAGGAAAACCGTATCACACTGGCTGTTTACCTCGATGTAATGGACGATATATTCGACCATCTGCGCGGCTATGATGCCAAACTTCACCTGTCGCTGGTTGACTTTTTGGAACAGCACACTCAGTTCATTTCTAAAAAGCTTGGATAATGAGGGCGGCAGACAAAAAAGCCAAAGAACTTTTTCTCAAAAAATTAGAGCTGATCCGCGCATCTGCATCCATTAACCCATTTGAAAGCTATGAGGAACAGCGAAGCAGGATAGAACGTGCAAAAAAAGATATTGCCTTTTGCGTAGTAACATACTTTCCGCATTATGCTACAGCAGCTTGCGCTAAATTTCAAATAGATTTCGCCAATAAAGTAAAGCGGGAAAAGACCATAAAAGCATTTGCCCAATGGGGGCGCGGTTTGGCAAAGTCTGTGTGGTGCGATGTCATTATCCCGTTCTGGCTTTGGATGAATGATGAAGCGCACTATCTGGTTTTGGTCGGTCAGAATTACGATAAAGCCAAGCAACTGCTTGGAGACCTTCAGGCGGAATTTGAGGTTAACCCGCAGATCATTAAAGATTTCGGAGAGCAAAAACTTGAAGGAAGCTGGGAGGATGGCAATTTTAAAACGAGAGGATGTAAGGAACAAGGGTTAAAAGGTTTTATAGCTCGCGCAGCAGGCATCGGGCAAAGCGTGCGTGGATTTCGCATTGGTGCCCAACGACCAGACTTATGTGTAGTGGATGATATTGAAACCAGAGAAACCGCCCGCAACCCAAAGCGGCAGGACGAATATGTAAAATGGGTGAAGGAAGACCTTGTGCCTACGATGGATGGTCCCATTAGAAGGCTGCTTTATGCCAATAATCGGTTTGCACCCCGAATGATCCAAACAGAGCTTCAGGATTTACAGCCGGATTGGCATGTAAGCCATGTGCCTGCATACAATAAAGCAACCTATGAGCCAGCATGGAAAGAGAAATACCCTGCGGATTATTACCGGAATATCGAAAAAGAAATCGGCAGGCTTTCCGCCCTTGCCGAATATGTTCAGGAGCCACATATTGAAGGCAAAATATTTACGCAGGAACAAATAAACTGGGATAAGCTGCCGCGTCTTGATCATCTTAAAATAATCGTGGGGCATTGGGATATTGCTTATGCAGGTAACAAAAATAGCGATTATAACGCTGTGCGCATTTGGGGTATTTGTAAAAACAATCTTTTCTGGTACGTCCAGGGCTTTGTAAAGCAAACTAAAATGGCTGATGCCGTCCGGTATATCTGCGAGGTGCAAAAAACAAAGCCCGCATCTGTTATCATTCACTGGCAGTATGAAAGCCAGTTCTGGAATGACGAAGTCGAGCGAACAATCAATGAAACCAGCAAAGAAGCCAGAGTAACCTTAAATATTAGCCGGGTGGACACACCGAGAACACGCAAATATGATCGCATCCTCACCATGCAGCCACGTTATCAAAACAACCGGATACGCTATAACGAAGCCATGAAAGGAGATGCTGACACTCAAGAGGGTCTTGCCCAACTATATGGAATTGAGCCGGGTTATAATTGCCATGATGATGCTCCTGACGCAGACGAGCAGGCGATTGCATTTCTTGAAAAACATATCCCCATCAGCTCAGGCAGCGGAAGTTTCCGATCCGGCAAAATGAAGCCTAAAAACGAACGAATATGAGGTACTTAACCATAGATGATCTTTCCACAGACATTTACATGCGCTTTATCAATGAAAGTGCGGAAAAGCCCCCCGGGGAGGAGGGTGAAGAAGAACAAGAGCCGCCAGTCCTGGCTGAACTTGAAAACAGGGCAATTGCCTTAGTTTCCACGTACCTCACCGGACGCTATGATGTGGCAAAAATCTTCGATGATGAGGAGCCTGTGAGGAACGAACTGATCGTGGACATTCTTTCTCGCATTATTGTTTACAGGCTTATCAAGCGCAACGCCGCGCGAAAAGTTCCTACCGATGCAAAGGAGGACTACGACGCCGCTATTAAACAGCTTGAGAGCATTAATTCCGGCAGGATAAAACTTGAAGACCTCCCCAAACCCACCGATGAAAGCGGCAATCAGATCGGTAAAAACACTTATGGTAACAATTCTAACCCGGACTTTTATATATGAGCATGTTTAAAAAGCTATACGCTAAGGCAGAAACCTACTTCCTGAAAAATGCAGATTTCAGAAAGGTATTTGTAGAAGCTGCATTGCGGAGAGGTGATGACAATAACCGGATAAGCGGCAGGCTTCAGTACAGCGCAAAGAATCTCCGATCGCAAACGCTGAAAGTGTGGAAAAATGCTGTAGCCGCAGCCAGTGACCCTGAGAATCCTGATTATTCTCTGTTAGCAGAATTGTACTACAACCTGCTGCTGGATAATCACCTTTCATCAGTGATTGATACGCTCATATTATTCGTCCAGCGTTCCGCATTCAAGATGGTCAGCGATTCGGGAGAGGAAAATAAGGATGTGAGCAAGTTATTTGAGCGACCCTGGTTCTTTGACCTGATGCGGAAATATCTTTTCTCGAAATTTCAGGGAAGGACGCTCCTGGAAATTTATGACCTTAATGAGGACGGTGAATTAATGGGTGTCGAAGAAATACCGCAAACACACTTCAACCCGTTAAAAGGAATTATCATAGAAAAGCCCGGCGATACAAAGGGCTGGAACTACAAAGAAGGTGCATTTGCCGATCAGTATGTGCAGATCGGTAAGGATTATGACCTCGGCATGTTGGAAATGCTTGCGCCCATTATTCTTGCCAAAAAGCTGGCAATGGGCTCCTATCAGGATTATATCGAAAAGTACGGTGTGCCGCCACTGTTCATCACCACTGACCGCGAAGATAAGGGAAGGTTGGATGAACTTTTCGAAGCTGCATCCAATTTCAAGAGCAATCAGTTCATGATCGGTCGCGGACAGGAGAAATTTGAGATTGGCAAAGACATGGGCGGTGGCGGAACAGCGCCATTTGCAACGCTCATCAACATCGTGAACGATGAGATAAGTAAGAAGATTCTTGGCGGTGCTGGTATCACCGATGAGAAAGCTTTTGTAGGCTCTGCGGAAATTCAGTTCCGGCTTACGAAAGACCGTTACGAATCACTCAAACTTTCGTTTAAATACTTCTTCAACAGTGAGATCAGACCAAAACTGATAAAACTCTCTCCTATATATGCGCCATTGGCAAACCATTCTTTTGAGTGGGACAATACCGAGAGCCTGAACCAGAAGGAGATCATTGAGGCAATATCCAAGCTGGGGAACGTGTTTGAATTTGATGCGGAAGAGGTAGCGACAATATTAGGGCTTCCGATCATTGGCACTAAAACTTTTGCTCCTGTCTCCGGAGGTGATACCGGAAAAAAACAGTAGGGGTTGAGGCACGAAGCTTCAAACCATCAGCCCTTTTGTTTAAACGAATAGAAGCATCTTATCAACACGACCATGCGTGCGGACACGCCGCGCATGTGCGAGCCGTTGATCTGCCGGATAACTGGCAGCAGGAGTTCCTCCGCATTGCGCAGGAAATGCACGATGAAAAATACGGCAAGGCAGTTATTCCCGAATTGACCAATAAAACCTATGACGCGTTAAATGGAGGACATCTTTCAGGGAGAAATATAAAGTTCGGCGATGAGGCAGGCGCCGATCCTGCGGTTCTTAACATGCAAAGAAACCTGTTCAGATTCTCCGGAGCGAAATCATTTGCAATTCGTGAGGAACTGAATCATCTGCTGCATAAAGACGGCAAGAAAAGACCGTGGGAAGACTTTAAAACCGAAGCCCTGAAGATTAACGAAAAGTATAACGTCAATCATTTGCAGGCAGAATATCAAACCGCGCACGCTGCCGGACAACATGCCCGTAACTGGGAGAAATATCAGTCGCAAAAAAAGCTGTTCCCAAATCTTAAATACAGGACCGTTGGCGATGCAAGAGTGCGTGATGAACATGCGAAGCTGGAAGGTATCATAGCTCCTATAGACAGCGATTTTTGGAAGAAATATTACCCGCCTAATGGATGGCGGTGTTTCCCTCCGGAAACACTAATACTTACCGAAAAAGGATGGAAACAAATTAAGAACATCAAACAAAGAGACTGGCTACCTGGCGGGAGCGGAGAGATGAAGTTTGTGGAAGCCGTTCATGTAAATCCGTTCCGCGGAAATCTTATCACTATCAATGATGCTGTTTCTTGCACCCCAAACCACAGATTCCTTACTGCTAAAGGATGGATTGAGGCGGAGCAGATTGAAGCCGGAGATATAATCATACAGGTCGGTAAAGTCGGCTTTTTTTATAAAGTTCTCCATGCAGTACACAATACTGTAGCCCTCGTCCAGTATGTATTGATGGCGGTCAAAAGAAGGTTTTCGCCTGCTGCTTTGCAGGTCAATGATTAGATGATGATCCGGCAGATAAAAATTGACAAAATAATGTCCAACTATGTATCGGAACTCAAAACGGATTTTTAGAGCGTTTAAAAACTCAATAACAATTTGCTCGTTAGCGCTCAAAGGTGATTTTAAAAAAGCATTTCTTTCAGGATGCTTTCGCCTGGCAATTACTGAATTTTCTTTGGCTTTATTCATGACCCCCGGACGATGGAAGGAAGAAGTTTTTTCCAGCTTCTTTGCTATTGCTCTTACCATCTTACTGTTCTCTTTTGTTTTCCCTTGTCTTATGTGCAAACCTTTTAAAGCCAACTCATGATTTGTTTTTGCCAATATAGCTGCTGCCTGCTTTCTGCGCTTCTTATTATTCACCCATTGGGTTTTTACAGCTTCGCTGCCTTTGCGGGGCTGCTGCTGGCAGTAGGCTATTATTTTTGCCACCGTTCGATTATTAATCCGCCAAAGCTTGCAAAGCTTACGATAGCTGAGCAACTCGGTAAAATATCTTCGCTCAAGGGCATCAGCAATATCGCATCCTTCCAAAAATTCAATTCTCGCTATCACTTCCTGCGAAAGACCTTTTTTCATACGCGCTATGTTTTGGTAAAAAACAAAAATACGAAACCATACAGCGGCAGTGTTTATAATCTTTCCGTGTGGGAAGATGAAAGCTACATTACCAGGACAGGCATTGCGCATAATTGCCGCTGCTTTGTTACTCAGACGGCGGAGCTTGCCAATCACGATCTGCCGGATGATGTACCTGAAGTGAAACCGGAATTCCGCCAAAATGTGGGCATCACCGAAGAAGTGTTTCCTGAAAAGAAGATAGACGGTGTAAAGCCGCATATATATTTCGCCATAGCTGCAAAAGCAGGCGTAAAAGTGCAGCAGGAAATAGACAATCTGCTAGCAAAAGAAACGGCAAAAAAAGCAGTAGAATGGGGCAAAGAGAATCTTGTGCAGGCAAAAGTAAAACTGACCCACCTAAGCCTTCCGAAAGAAATATCACTATCTGTCCGCAACCTAAAAACGATAACGGGGAAACCACATAAAAACAGAGCGGAGAGAAACGACCTGCTTTATAACATTGAGGGTGATTTTAAAGACGCTGAATTCATTAAAGGTCCCATACCTGAAGGTAAAGGACGATCTCAGTATAAGAACTGGTGGTACTTTAAATCAAAGCAAGGCGATTTCTATTACAATGTAGTCGAATCTGCTGATGGAAGGATTGAAATACATGCTATAACTGATAGCGTAAAATAGAAAAGTTTCAGAGCGCATGCCCCTGGTTTTTGCAGAGCCAGGGAGGCAACCTGAAACTTTTCACCACAAATATACAAATAAATGTCGAAGCAACACACTATACCGGATTTTGAAACAATGGCGAGGGAACTGCTTGCCGACACGGTAATGTTTGCCGAGGTAACCGCCTTGAATTTTTTCAAAGATAGCTTCTATAAACAGGGATGGACAGACGGTGCATTCATTCCCTGGGAGCGCAGAAAGACAGGCGCAGACGGACGCGCGATACTGACAAAAACCGGATCGTTACGAGATAGCCTCCGTGTATTGCAAAGCTCGCCGTTACAGATCGTATTCGGCACATCAGAACCTTATGCGCAGATACATAACGAAGGCGGCACCATCACTATAAAACCCACGAAGAAAAGCCGGAAATTCTTTTGGTATATGTTCAAAGCCACAGGGCAGAGTTATTGGAAATGGATGGCTTTGACGAAGAAAGACACGCTGACCATCCATATTCCCAAACGTCAATACATTGGCGAAAGCCAAACCCTCATGAAACAACTGGATGAATGGTTTTTAAACGAGCTTCAAAAACGATTTAATAACGTGAACTCGAAACATTAAACTTCAAACTCGAAACTTTTTATATGCAAAACTGGAAAGACCTTTACAAGGAGCTATGCACGCTGATCAGCGAGAAGATACCAGCAGTTAAATGGATAGACCTTTGGCATAATCAGGTTAGCTTCCTCGAAAATGAGCATCCGTTTCCTACGCCTGCGGTGTTCTTATCATTCCGCGCATTTAAGACCACAGACACGGGCGAGAAAGTGCAACAGGTAAGGCTGCAATTAGACACGTATATTTTTTACGAAACGTTTGCCGACACCTATAAGGATAGCTGGAATCAGGATGATGCATTAGGCTTCCTCGACCTGCTGAATGACGTGTATGCTGCCCTGCATGGCTCGTCCGGCACGAATTACAGCGAGATGCGCAGGATAGGTTTTGCGCCTGTAGATACCGGAAGCGCAGGCAATCTTTACCAGCAGATTTTTGAATGCGTGTTGGTGGACTATGCAGCCGCAAAGAATTATGTGGACGTGGAAATAAATGATGTGCAATTGATGAAAGGCACCAAGCCGGAAGAAGAGGAGGGAGAAAACCTCTTTATTATACCCGGTTAAAGACAATATTCTCTATCGTCTTGGGTGAACGGTAAAACTTCTCAGCTACTTTATGCAGGATATACTCATCTGAGTACAGGCGGACACCATTCTTTTTGATATTTCTAAGCCGAAGATACTCACGCTTCACATCTTCATAAAAAGCGCGTGTACGGCTCTTCCTATCCTCGCGAGCCTGCGGATTATCAATTGTGAATAAAAGCTGTTGAAACAAGGAGTGTGTGAAAAATGGTTGGATAAAGATAATTCGACAACAAACTTTTACAAATAAAAGTTATTCAACAATTCACAAAAAAGCCCCGC